GAGCTATAGTGACTGGATACAGTCATCTAAAAGCGAGAGAGTGTGGTTAGAAGACTCTATGACTGCTTTAGTTCAATTCGCCTTTATAGCCCCTATACATAGGATAAAGCATTGGAATCAGGGCAATAGCCGAAGGTCTAAATGCTGGGCAAAGGAAGGTAAGTGTAAGTTCTGTCAGAGTGGTATACCCAAAATCCATGAGTTTACTTATGGAGTATATCACGCACAGTCAGAATATAGTGGTGGAGGGATAACAAAGATTTCTTATCTCTCCTCAGCCCTATCTACACATACAAACTTCCAGAAACTATTTACAAAGATTATAGAAGAGGGAGAAAACCCTACTGATATAGTATTTGAAATTAGGCGTGATAAAATTATGACGTCTTTAGGGCGCCCAGTTAAGGGATATGAACTTACCAGAACTGATAAAGAACCCTTTGTAGCTGAAAAGTTTAGACCGTCACTATATGACTCTGAAGAACAAGAATGGAAATGGGTAGTTCCTGAAGAGATAGTTGACTTTCTAAAGGATAAAGATGGAGAACCTATGGCCTTGATAGACCTGTTCTTATTATTGAAGGACCACTTCAGTGGTATGAGTGAGAAAGATATAAAGGGTTATGCTATTCGTTTGGTTGATTGTAATGTTCTCGACCTGCGACGAGCAAGGGAGAAATGGATATGAAAATAACAATTGATATAAATGAAAGACATATGTATGCAATAGAAGATATATTCTTTTGTGAGATGAGTAATGGAGAATATGAAGATATGAGGCCACTTCTGCTTGAAGTGTGGGAGCGGCTTTGTTGGAGTATAGATGAAATTAAATAAATATATACATAGTAAAATGTTAGAAGTAGAATACGAAGCCTTACCTTGGACAGAGGAAGACATAGAACAGTGGATTGTAGACTGGTATATGGATACCTTTCAAGAGATAGGTATTGGTAGGGAAGGCACAGCGAAGGCTCGTGCGCCGCCTATGTGGTTAGCTGGTCCACGCTGGTATGACCGTAGGGATAGAAAGATAAAGGAAGCTAAGGAAGCAGAAGAAGCAGAGATAAAGGCTAAGGAAGCGGAAGAACGGAGTTATGAAAAAGATGAGGTATGAACTATACGACCTGACCAGATATTTCCATAACGTGAGAAAGAAGGATGGTACATTAAATCCTATCTTAGGAGAGGACGAGCTAGCCCTAAGTGCTTGCTTGTCCTATCTTTTGGAAGATAATAACTTTGTTATCAAGGCTTACTCTGGAACAGGAAAGACAGTTATAATGGACGCTATTTTTAATTTACTTCCTGAAGAATTTTACTATGCGTTAGAGCACCTTTCTGAGACTGCGGTCTGGTACGATGCTGAGAAGATAAATCGTTCTCGTTTCATAGCTATACCAGAAGCACAGAAGCTTCCAGAAGCAGTGATAGAGGTGGTAAAGACATGGGGTGACGGGAGAACCGCATACAGGAAGAGAACTGATGTAACTATAGGAGACACAGTTGAAACTAGATTACATCCCAAGTATGTCTTTATGTGCGTAGCAGTAGAGAACACCAAGGGCGCAGCATATTTTGATGCAGAGTTGGAACGTAGGTGTATGATTATGCACACCAACCCCACTGTAAAGCAAACAGAGAGGGTGTTAAAGCATAAGTTACTTCATAGTGCGTTACCTAAAGCAGACCTATCTACTATGACAGATGAAGAGATAGAAGGTATTAAAAAGCACATGCTTGATGTTATAGTAGAGAGAGATGATGAGGACGCACTACATATAAAGAACCCATGTGCGCCCTTCTTATATGAAGCGATACCAAGCGCCTTCCCTGTATCAAGGTCTAAGGTGCAGTATCTATTAAGGGTTATCAACGCTGTGGCTAGGTTCTACCCAGACGAGATACTAAGGGTTGATAAAGACGGGGTCCAATATGGCTTAGTTACACCTAAACATAATTGGCTGGGCCTACGAATTTATTTAAATTCCTTTGTGTCAGAATGTCTCCATATGCCTAGCCATGGTACTGATATACTGAAGTTATTCCCTAATACAAGGATAGATAGGTTTGGCTTCGCTGATGGAGATACCATCCGCATGTCTAATAATGAGATTAAGAAAGCAGCTAAGGCTGCTGGGCTACCCTTTACCAAAATAGAACCTATCCTTAGTGCCTTAGTTATGACAGGCTTTCTAGAGATGGATGAAGATAAGGGTAAGAAGTTATATTACAAGAGTCCTCTGTTTGAGGAACCTGTAGCAAAGATAAACTGGAGTGAGTTAATTGAAGAAACAAAGAAGTTTATGGCAAAGAACTGGACTTCCAAGAGTAGGGAGTACGTTGAGCGCTTTTGTAGCGATATCGAAATTGTTGACCCGTTTACTGGGGACAACTTTAAGCTGGGTAAAGGAGCAAAGAGAGCGATAGATATAGAATCTGACGCTCTAAAGCCCTTTAAAACATATAAAGATTCAAGGATTAAAAGCTTTGATAAATTTATACTAAATGCAGAAGGGGATTATAGTGAAAAAGAAATCAAAGCAATCGAGTCCTATTATAAAAAGGGCTAGAACACGTAGACATGGACAGCTATATGCCGTAGTAAAAGAGATGAGCGGAGGCTCTCGTATGGTAGCGTTCTGTGAAGATGGCTTGACTCGTATGATAAGGATAGGAGGAAAGCTTAAGAAGCGTATGTGGTGTAGGAGAGACGACCTTATAATTATACAGCCATGGGTTGTGCAGAGTGATAAGAAAGCGGACTTAGTATATAGATACTTACCCGCACAGAGAAATTGGATGATAAGAAATAATAAAATACCAGAGGAGTTGAATATATGGTAAAAGGAATAGAATCTACCTATAAGGATTTTACTCGCAGAACTGCGAAGTATCCTAAGCGTAGAGAGAAAGAATACCTAATGTTAGGTTTGATGAATGAAGCTGGCGAAGTCGGTGGAGCATATAAGAAAGAGATAAGAGACAGAGTGGACAACACGGACCTTATCATTGATGAATTAGGGGATGTCTTATGGTATCTCACCCGTCTATGTGACGTCTATGGTGTTGAAATATCAGAGCTGATGGTCAACAATATGGATAAGCTATTCAATAGAATGTCCAAAGAAGAGACCGAATTATTTAGAGAAGAGAATTAATGAACATACCCCTAATAGCATCAATCAATCATAGGACTATTGACCTTGAAACAAAAGCTCAAAAGGTCAAAATGTATATAAACGGAAAACCCGAAGCTACTCTTAGTCCTTATACTCCTTACTATTTTTTAGAAGATAAAGAAGGAAAGGAATATAAAACAATTGCAAGTGATAGAACTGTAAAACTTTCTAAGCATACTTATTTGCCTATGAGAGACGTAGTTCCACCACAAGCGCTTTATGATGGTGGAAGAGAAGCCCTGCTTGAACGCTTACTAATAGAACATCCTGAATTTTTTAAGAACTATCCAAACACTGATAGCTTAAAATCCCTCGTATTTGATATTGAAACGCATTCTCCAGACGGCTCCTTTCCTTTCGGAGAGAAGTACCCTGTCGTAGCGATAGGTATAGTAACTTCCACTGGAGAGCGCGACGTGCTATTATGGGATGGTAAAGACGATAGAAAGGTTATACTTCAGTTCGCTGAATATATCAATGACTATGACCCAGATATCATTATTGGTTATAACCTAGTAGGTTATGATATACCACAGATACTACACAGGGCTAGATTTCATGGCCTTAAAGGATATAAAAAGATTCTCAATCGAGATAATTCTTCATGGGGTTGGGAACAAGGTAAGAACGATAAAGACCTTAAGATGAACGCTGGAGGGCGCATAATCCTCGATTTACTACGCTGGACTAGGCTAGACTACTCCCTTTCGGGAATACCAAGAGGTCTTAAGTCTGTTTCACAGAGCTTTGGTTTAACACCACTAGAGCTTGATTTCGCAAACAACGACCTTCTAGACTATAGCATGGATGAAATAAATGACTATGTATTGTCTGACGTTGATTGTACCATGTATCTATATAACCACTACTTCCCTCAGATACAATATATCGCAGAGACTCTATGCGTGCCTCTGGCAACATATGTCAATGCCCCAGCCAGCTATATAACTAAGATACTTCAAGGCAGGGCTCTATACAAGCAAGGGATGGTTACGTTAGATAGGAATAAAGAGCGACATCCAGAGATATATAAAGCTGATAAGGGTAACTATCAAGCTGCCCACATAGAGCTATATCAGCCCGGTTTCCATAAAAGAAATATAAAAATAGACTTTGGTTCTTTTTATCCTTCTATCTCAATGATGCTTAATCTCGGACCAGACACTACGCAGATAGTAGGCTACGACGAGTATAGTGAGAACATAGAAGAAAAAGATGGTATATTATATGTCCCTGATAACAACGTAGGGAAGAGAATAATGGTGCGGATAGATAACTCTAAAAAGAGTTGTTTATACGATATGTGTGAGGAGTTTAAAGAAATGCGAAAGCCTTATAAACTTGGTACAACGAAAGAGGATAAGAGTAAGTCTGATGCTCTTAAAATAATGGTGAATACCTTCTATGGTGCCAATGCAAATCCTTACATTAGTTACGGTGATATGGGTGTTAGTATCACTATTACGTCAGTGGCGCGCTGGCTACTTCTCTCGGCAGTATCAATCATCAGAGGGAGATATGGCGAGGACGCTGTCGTATATGTACATACGGATGGGATTAATTGCAATGTTGATGTTGATGCTACGTGGTTGGTCAATAGACTAAGAATACTGCTGAAGCACACGTTCTCTACCTGTGAGCCTGAACATATAACAATGGATAAAGACTACTATAGAGAAGGAGTGTGGTTACAGATAGGTAATTATGTCCTTCGTAATGAAGATGGTAGTCTCACTAAACACGGTAGTACTTTCAAAGCTACCACCCGTTCTAAGTTCTACTTAAAGGTGTTAGAGAAACTAATAGAATCTAGAATCAATAATACTATAACACAAAAGTTTATAGATAGTTTATATAACTTGGAGGAATATGAGATTAATGACTTTGTTATGCGTAAGTCTATGGGAAGAGCAAAGGACGCTTATAAGTCACAGACAGATTTAATACTTAAGTTAATAGAGCAAGGAGAGGGTATAGGTATGACTCCTAGCGAAGGAACTACCTTCTACTATGTTAAAACTAGAGAAGGTTACAAATTAGAATCTATGGTAAAGAATATAGATGAGATAGATATAACTTATTATTGGGATACTGTAAGTACTCTACTCCACAAGTTTTCTTTAGTAGAATGGATTAAGAAAGCTCCCCCTCTTACCTTATTAGATAAGAAACAACAAAGTTTAATGGAGTGGATATGAACAGTCTAGAAAGCACTATACAAAGAATCAATGAAGTTTCTGCGACTATGGAAGCGCAGGGATTAAAAATCACACCTGCGGTTGTGATTGAATTATCTAAGCAAGCACATAATGAGTTTATGAAAGGACAGAGGCGCCCTGCGATGCCTGATTTTACTGAACCTCGATTCAACACAGAAATGGTAGTTTATACTATACAAAATAGTCAAAACCGAAAAGTTTATATAGGAAAAACAATAAGGACGTTCTGTAAAAGATATTCTAAAGGTAGATGGTGGAACCATACTGATAACAATGACCTTAAGTTTGACCTTGAGAAATACGGATACGCTAATTTTAGAGTGAACATATATCGTTGTGATACTAAAGCACATATGGATGAAATGGAAGCAAGTCTTATAAGTATAAATTGGGCTACACGCTACAATAGGCGACCTGAAGCAGAGGTGAAGTAATGGGACAATCTTTATATAGGTATCTCACCCATAGATTAGATAGGCTCGATGTCTACGTCGGAAAGTACGGCATCTGTGGCCTACTAAGGAGAATGATTAAATGGACGAAAATGATGGTAAAAAACTTGCTGCATTTCTTAAGGAAGCGGAGGTTAAGGTAGTATGGCGAGAAGAAGAGAGAACGAAAGTTGGAAGGGGAATGATAACGAATGACGACGAAAATTTTGTATACCTCACTGGCGAAAAGGGGACGGTTATTGTTAATAAAAAAGACATTATCGCAATCAAGCAGTGAGGTAGTATGACGGCTCCACAGATTTCCACGGCATCGCCGAAGGAATTAAAATGGGATACCCCTAAGAAGGGTAAGCTAAGAATAATGCCTATATCTGATAGTCCATGGGCTCCTACTGGATTTGGTACTAATACTAAAAATGTATCTGCTATACTAATAAAAGAAGGTCATCACATAGGGTATGCTGGTTGTCAAAATCCGGTACATACTAAATATAAGACTGAGTGGCCTTTAGGACAAACAGAGGAAAAGGTAGAGTGGGAGAACCTACCTATAATATATCCGGGCAAGGAACGGTTCGGAGAACAGAGTTTTAAACATTGGCAAGCAAATTTCAAGCCTGATGTGATATGGACACACTTAGATTTCCAAATGTTCCAGCACGTAGCTGGTTTCAAACGACCAGATAAAGCTACTATTCCTTTATATAATGACGATGGAAAGCTATTAACTAGAAAGGAACGAACACAGCTTGTAACTAATATGTTTAAAGAGATAGCCAAAGGCCCTCCATGGAAATGGGCTGCTACTATTCCTTTTGATGGTCAACCGTGCGTTCCTTCTTGGCAACAGCTTCTCGACCAAATAGACTATAAAATTTGTATGTCTCGATATGGTCAACTATGTATGGAAGAAGACTTTGAGGGATGTGAAGAGTCATGGTATATACC